GGTGGTGGATTTGATTTAGGTACATTATTTGATTTAGGATCAATGTTCTTTATGGCAGAAGGTGGCGCTGTTAATGCAGGTACGCCTTATACAGTAGGAGAGCGTGGTAGAGAGCTGTTTATACCAAATTCCGATGGTACTATCGTACCGAACCAAGACTTGCAGTCTAAAGCGAATAGCTTCAACTTTACGATTATTGCTACTGATGTTAAAGGTGTTAAAGAATTATTATTAGATAATAGAGCAACTATTGTTAATATTATGAATCAAGCACTTAATAGCAAAGGGAGAGCAAATTTAGTATAATGAGTGGTACATTTCCTTCAACTCCAGCAACTAGAGCAGTTTCAGTAAGTTCAAAACAAAACACTATTGTTTCAACTACTGTATCTGGCAGACGACAAGCTAGACAAATAGACGGACAAAGATTCGGTTTAGTTTTACAATTTCCAGTTATGACAAGAGCAGAATTTGCACCTATTATGGCTTTTATTATGAAACAAAGATCACAATTAGAATCTTTTACTTATGTGCCAGAAACTATTTCAGATACTAGGGGTACAGCAACAACAGTAATATCAGTAGTAGGTTCTCATACTGCTGGTGATACTACAATCGCAGTAGATGGAATGGGAAATAATTTAACTGGTGTTTTAAAAGCTGGTGACTTTGTAAGATTTACTGGACAAACAAAAGTTTATATGGTTGTAGAAGATTTATCATCTAATGGTTCTGGTGCAGGAACGTTAACTATTGAACCACCATTAAGGTCAAACCTATCTGATAATACAGTTTTAATTTATAACAATGTAGATTTTACAGTAGGACTTACAAACGATATTCAAGAATTTGCAGTAGGCACAGAAAACTATTTCCAATACGAAGTTGATCTTATAGAGGTATTGTAATGCCTAGATCATTAAACGCCAATTTAATTACAGAACTTGCAACAAATAAACTTAATCCAGTAGAACTTGTTTATCTAGGAGTAAGCACAGGATTTTATTTTACAGATCACTATAAAGATATTTCTTTTGATGGAAACAGTTATATTTCCTCATCATTATTTTTAGGTAGTTCTGAATCAGCAGAATCTTCAGAAGTATCAGTAAGTAATTTAGTAGTTAAGTTTGGTGGCGCTGACCAAACTATAATCTCTTTATTTCTTAACAATGATTATATGGATAAGAGGGCTTGGGTATATAGAGGTTTTTTAGATGAGAACCAAGCATTAATAAATTATCCATTTTTATTATTTGATGGAAGAATTGAAAATCTAAGTATTGAAGAAGATAATAATAATTCTACTGTATCTATTTCTATTGCTTCACATTGGGCAGACTTTGATAAAATCAAAGGAAGAAAAACTAATACTAATTCACAAGCATTACATTTTCCAACAGATGTAGGATTTGATTATGCTTCACAAACTGCAAAGGATATTAAATGGGGCAAAGCATAAATGATCTTTACAAAATTATACATTTATACAGACAGTTCCCAAGATACGATAAAATGAAATATCAAGATTTAGTAAATATGATTTTGCCTTCTTTTAATTTAGAACAATACCAACTTCACCAAGTTAATGGAGAGGTTATTGGATTTACTAATTGGGCGTATCTAAGTGATGAAGTAGAAAAAAGATTTATGGCTACTGGTAGATTAAAAACTAATGAATGGAAGTCAGGTAATAATATTTGGCATATTGAAACAGTTGCTAAAAGTAATTTAAGAGCAATAATGAATTGGACAAAAGAATATTTTAGAAATGTATTAGAGGTAGATCAACCTTTAAAATGGTTAAGAATAGCTGATGATTCAACTATTTATAGAAGATCTATGAAATTTAAAAGGGAGTTTCATAATGGGCTTTGATCCAGTAACAGCATTTGTAGTTCAACTTGTAGTCACAACAGCAATCTCTTGGGTTTTAAAACCTGATCCACCAAAGAGAAATGTCCAACAACAAGAAACAGCACAAGGAATTTTAGTTAATAAAGCATCAAACAATAGTGCCATTCCAGTAGTTTATGGAAGAAGGCAAGTTGGTATCGCTAGAGTATTTGTTGAATCTTCTGGTTCAAATAATCAATATCTTTATATGGCAGGAGTTCTTTGCGAAGGTGGTGGTAATGGAATTGAATCAGTAGATGAAATTTATGTTAATGATAAACTGGTAGTTTGGTCAGGTGCATTAACTGATGGAACAGTACGAACAGTAAATAGTTCAGATACTAATTTTTATAAAGATGGAAGTTTAATATCAGTTCAAGCATTTTATGGATTAGACAATCAATCAGTTTCATCAATACTAGATGAATCTACTAACTGGGGAAGCAATCATAAATTATCAGGTGTTGCTTATTTAGCTTTTAAATTTACTTGGAATCAAGACGCATTTAGTTCACTACCAGAAGTTAAAGTAGTTCTCAAAGGTAAAAAAATTTATGATCCTAGATTAGATTCTACAAAGGGTGGTTCTGGTTCACACAGACAAGATACAGCTTCTACTTGGACATATTCACCCAATTCAGCTTTATGTCTTTTAGATTATTTAAGAAATACTAGATATGGAAAAGGTTTGCCAAATTCATCATTTGAAACTAATTATGATTCTTTTAAAACAAGTGCAAATATTTGTGAAACACAAGTTACTCCATATACTTCAGCACCATCAGATATAGATTTATTTGAAACAAATCTAGTTATAGATACAGAACAAAAAGTAATAGACAATGTAAGAGAATTATTAAATCCAATGAGAGCAATATTTACCTACACACAAGGTAAGTATTTTTTAATTATTGAGAATACTGGAACATCTTCATTAAGTTTAAATTCAGATAATATAATTGGTGGTATTAAAATATTTGGTGAAAAGAAAAACACTAAATACAATCGTGTTATAGGAACATTTGTTAATCCTGATAAAGAGTGGCAAGAAGATACAATAACATTTCCACCTGCTGATGATTCTGGATTACCAGTTGGTGATAGATACGCTACCTTATTAGCTGAAGATAATGGAACTCAATTAGAAGGCAATTTTACATTTCAAGGAATTACTAATCCTTATCAAGCTGAAGAACTTTGCGAGATTATATTAAGAAGATCAAGAAATGCTTTAGCTGTTGAAGTTATGGTAACTTCAGAAGCATTAAATTTAACAATAGGTGATATAGTTGATTTAACTTATTCTACTGGTGGATTTAGTGCTAAACCATTTAGAGTTTATGGATTAAGTATAAATACAGATTCAACAGTTTCATTAAAACTTATAGAGCATCAAGATAATTTCTACACTTGGACCTCTAAAGCAGAAGCACCAACTATTTCTGATACAACACTTCCAAATCCTTTTTCTGTTGCCCCACCTTCAGCAATAACATTATCAGATGATCTAATTGAATATAATGATGGAACTTGTATAACTAGATTAAAAGTAGATATAACTGCATCACCTGATGCTTTTGTAGATCAGTACGAAGTAGAAGTTAAACAAACTTTTGACAGAAAAGGAATTGCTGTAAGTGATGACTTTAGAGTTATTGGTAGAGGCATAGCTTTAAGTTATGATTTATTAAATGCTATTGATGGTGCTACTTATCAAGTTAGGGCAAGGGCAATAAACACTTTAGGTGTAAGATCAACATTCGTAACAGCAAATAGACTTGTAATAGGTGCAACAGCTACTCCATCTAATGTTTCTTCTTTTGCTATAAGTTTAGTTGGTTCAAATCAAATGGAATTATCTTGGACACCCGTATCGGATTTAGATATTGAATTTTATGAAATACGTTATCAAAAAGTTGCTAGTGGTGCAGTTTGGAATAACTCAACTAACTTAGTGCAAGTACCAAGAAGAAAATCAAATTCTAAAACTATTAATATTTTAGAACCACCTTTTGCATTAATGATTAAAGCAGTAGATAAATTAGGAAATGAATCTGCTGAACCAGCTACAATATTTTCAAATGTAAGTAGATTAGAAAACTTTGAATCAATAGGAGTGATAACAGAATAATGCCAACATTCGCAGGAACATATACTAATACATTTTTAACTACTGACCCTGATGGCAACCCAGCTATTACTTTAGATACAATTTCATTGTTTGATTCTGCAACTGGATTATTTGATGCAAAAGATTCTACTGGTTTATTTTTTGATACTGGTGGAGAAGAAGATAACATATCAAGCGAAGGAGAATATGCCTTTGCAAATTCATTTAGTTTAGATGCAATTTATGATGCCACATTTCAAATAAGATTAGATATGATTTCAGATGACCCTTATGATTTATTTGATGCAGGTAGAGGGGCAGTATTATTTGAAGATGCACAAGCACCTTTTGATGGAAACGCACCAACTAATAACTCAGCATTTATTTATGTAGGTGCATCAGATACAAGTCTTGGTGCAATAACAACTTATT